TTGACGTTACATTTAGCACAATAGATGCTATTGAATTTGATGACGTAGTTAAATTTGGGTTAACTGATAGGGGCAATACTTGGGTTGGTAACACATATTCAAATAATGGAAGGTCTATTTATTTAAACCCATTCGATAGTGCTGAAGCGTTGTATCAAAAAGCAATTAAAGTACACGAGTTAACTCCATTCGTTTGGGCAAGATACATCTTTGATAAAATCTTTGCATTGAGCGGATTTGAATTAAATGAAAATGAAAGTCAAACTTTAACACTGCAACTCGATAAGATGTACATACCATTTACATCTGAAAATAACTTTATGACGATGGTTGGCGGCAATAATGATACTGCTGTTTTTAAAGTTGATAGTGGTATAGATAACATTGGTTTTGATGATTCAACTTTTGCACCAATAACATTGGCTAATGGAACAACCATATACGCATCGTCAATACCATCAATGAATATCATCAATGATCCAGGTGGTAATATTAGCGCAGGAAATATTTATACTGTTCCTTTTGATGGCAATTACATAATAAATGCAATTATTCAAATTGAACAATATGCAACAGCAATTACATCTAACTACACAATTGTAGGTCTTTTAAGAACGAATCCCAATGGTGACAAATTTATCACACCTTTTTCATTAACTAATGTGTGTTATTTTGGTGCTATTGGCCAAAATAGTCCTTATTGCACATTGGGAGAAACTTTAACATCTGAAGTTTTATTGGAAGCAGGAACAACTATTGAAGTGGTTCTATGGAATGATTTTATGCCAACTTTACCATCTGGAGTTTTCAGATTTAAAGATGTATCAGATACAGATCTTGAGCCATATAATCAAAATTCAAATATGGAATGTGTATCGGCATCAAAGGTATATGGCAACCCAATTGATTGGTCAGTAAATGCGCCAACAATGAAATGTAGTGAGTTTATGAGTTCACTATTTAAGATGTTCAATTTGGTGGTTATTCCCGATGACGTTAACCCAAAATTGTTGACCTTAAAACCAATAATGGAATATCTATCGCAAGGGGTTACAAAAGATTGGAGCAATAAGATAGACATCTCAAAAGACATCACACTCACATCAACTGCCGATTATCAAGCAGCTAAAAATATTTGGACATATAAACAATCAAATGACTATCTGAACAACATTTACAACTCACAAGGTAATCGTGTTTATGGTAGGCTTGAATTGGTTGATGCTGAAAATGACTTTGCTACTAATGATTACAAGGTTGAATCGTTTTTCTTTCCCACTCCGTGTGCATTAATTAATAGCACAACATCAGCTATACCAAAATTCATCAATGATGCAGGTGGCTACGTTAATCCAGGCCCACGTATTTTGTACAAAACTGCAGATCAAATTAAAATTGATATGTATGACAATGATACCGAAACGTATGTATCAAGATTTTTTTATCTATTTGGACATTACACAAGCAATACAGTAACTATTGCTGATGAAGATTTGAACTTTGGGCAGGAAGTCCCTTTGCAATATCTAACAAGCACACCATATAAGACGTTGTATCAGCGTTATTGGAATGATTACATAGCTGATATTTACGCACCTGATGCAAGAATCATTGAAGCTTTCTTTGCGTTGGATTTTGCAGACATTTACCAATTCAAATTCAATGATAAAATATTTATCAAAGATGCATATTATCGCATTTTAGAAATCAACGATTACGTGGTAGGGATGCAAGATAGCGTGAAGATAAAACTCATTAAGATGGTTAGCGCAACTCCTGATTGTTTAGGTGTTCCCGATTCTGTTATTGATACATCAGGTTACATAAATTTTCTTGATTCAGAAGGAAACAAAATAACATCAACCCAAGCTTGTTGTGATAGGTTTGGTTATATTTGGATTGATCCACAATGCTACGCAAAGATTCCAGATGGTAAAACAAAATCATTGCAGGAATCAAATAAGTCTGAAATATTAACTCGTGAACCAATTGTAAAGTCGGAGAATACAACTTTGATTTCAACACCCAACAATACTATTGATCGTAATGTTTTAGATACAATGGTTTATGGTCAAAACAATGTTGTGACATTTGGAGTTAAAGATAGTTTGGTTGGTGGCTCTTATGCAAAAGTATTGAATGATGGTGCGACCTTTGGTGGCGCAGGTGCATATGCAGGGCAATATCAAAGTGGAATCATTCAAGTGCGTGGTAGTGGTGATTGGACAAATGCAACAACACCAATTACACTCACAAATGATAGAAATCTTTATATAACAGTACCCGAAGAGTCACTATGGTACATCAAAATTATGATTGTAGCTGCTCACGCTGATGCCATTACTGGAATTGATGTTAATATCACATCTGAATTCAATGTGCATTTAGCGGAAAGCGGTGGGTTGACTATTAAAAATATAACGCAAGTTGATTCCAACGTACATAGCACAACTGGTGATGTTGAATTAGACTTGGATTTGGTAGGTTCAACATTTGCACCATTGGTGTATTTAAAGAATTCATCTTATCCATTGACTGATATCAATATTGCTGCCCAAATAATTTACACACAATACCATTATGAATAATCCACAACAGACGTTCAAGAACATTTGCGATATGCAAAAGATGGGCATTAAGTCAGATGCTAAAAACTACCAAAATAATTTACCAAAAGTGGTAACTGGTTGTATCAATTTGGCAATAGTTGCTACTTTAATTTGGGGAACTTATGAATTAATTAAAATGATTTTCAATGGCTAATAATAAGGTAGTAGTAGAATTTGAAATTGATGATAAGAATTCATCAAAAGCAATAGACAATCTTGCAAAGAAAACTACTGATGTAGGAAAGAAAGCAAAAGAAAGTGGGGAGAAAGCATCTAAATCTTTCAAAGATATGGCTACCAATATTGGTAAGTCATTGGGTATTATTGGACTGGTTGCAGGTGCAATAAATGTAGTAAAAGATGCATTAGCAGGAAATCAAAAAATAGTTGATTTCTTTGCGGTGTCAATGGGTGTGTTATCTGATGTGGTCAGAGATGCATTCAATTTTATTATTGATAATGCAGGAGTAGTAGTTGATTATTTCAAAGCAATTTTTGAAGATCCCATAGGTTCGTTAAAAGAAATGGGGGATGCTATTCAAGCAAACATCATTGAACGTTTTGAATCGTGGTTAGAAATGTTCGGCCATGTTGGAAAAGCAATTAAACATTTATTTGCAGGAGAATGGTCAGAGGCTTGGAATGCAGCACAAGAAGCAGGAAAAGAAGCGGTTGATGTATTGACTGGAGTTGATGATACAGTTGATAAAGTAACTGAAGCAGTTGTAGATGCTGCAGATGCAATTGGCAGTTATGTAAAGAAAACTGTTGAGGCTAATGTTGAATTAGTCAACCTTCAAAATAATGCAAAATTAGCAGCAGCAGAACAAGCGAGATTGGCAGAGCAATATGATAGGTCTGCTGAATTATTACGACAAGCAAGAGATGATGAGCGTAAATCAATTGATGATAGGATTAAAGCTAATAATGAATTAGCTGATGTTTTAGATAAGCAGGAAAAAGCAGAGTTGGGTGCGGCTAATGCACAAGTTGCAGCAGCACAAGCAATGCTTCAGCATAATAACACTATTGATAATCAGGTAGCATTAACACAAGCACTTGCAAATGCTGATGGTGTACGTGCTAAAATCGCAGGGTTAAGGTCAGAACAACAAATGAATGACCTTGCATTGAGCAAAGAAAAAAATGATTTGCTTAAAACTGAAGCAGAAGCTACAAATCAACTATCAATTGATTCACAAAGATTTTATGCAGAAAGAATAAAGAGCGATTATCTTCGATTAAATGCATTAAAATATGTATTGGGTGAAGAACGCAAACTTGAATTGGCACGATTACAAGAGCAAATTAACACCCACGCTGAAGGTACACAAGCAAGATTAGAAGCACAAATTGCATATAATCAAAAACAACAAGAATTCGCACTACAAGAAATTGCACTTGATGACCAAATAAAAGAAGCAAAGAAAAAGAATGCTAAAGAGACTGAAGATGCTGAAAGACAACTTCAAGAAAAAAGATTGCAAATGGCATCTGATGCAGTTGGTGCATTAATGTCTATAGCAGATGCAATTGGTAAGAATGATAAGGAAGGTGCAAAAAGAAGGTTTAAAATAAATAAGGCATTAGGTATAGCACAAGCATCAGTTAATACTTATATGGCCGTGAACGCTGCATTAACTGCAGGAGGTAATCCAATTAAATTAGCGACTGGAGCGCAATTTGTTGAAGCAGGAATTGCACTTACAATGGGATTAGCAAATGTTGCTAAAATTGCTAAAACAAAATTTGATGATGGTGGTGGTTCTACATCTCCATCAGGTGGAGGTGGTGGTAGTATGTCAGCAGGTGGTGGAGGTTCAACGTCTGCTCCTGCAATTGACCTTTCCTTTTTAAACAACCAACAAACGAAAGCACAACCGATACAATCTTACGTTTTAGCTACTAACGTAACGAGCGCACAAGATGCACAACAAAAGATATTAGACCAATCAAAATTAATTAAGTAAATATGAAAGAAGAAGAAATCAAAGTCATCGAATATACGATTGACGATAGCGGTTATTTAGGTGTTCACGCAATGAGCCTTGTCGAAAATCCTGCAATTGAAGTGGACTTTGTGGCACTATCAAAAACACGCAAGGTGCAACAAGCGTATTCCAAAGAGACAATCAATAAAATAGCGCAAGAATATCTCAAAAGGAATATGCATCACAACTCCAATTTAGAGCATCAGATTCCAGTTGTTGGTTGTACGGTTGTGGAGTCTTGGATAGTGGAAGGTCAGCACGACAAGAGTCAAAACTTTGGGTTTTCTTTCCCTGAAGGTACGTGGTGCATTGGGATGAAGATTGATAACGATGACGTGTGGCAATCAATCAAACAAGGTGATGTAAAAGGGTTTTCATTAGAGGGATTCTTTACTGAAATCAGCGATGAGTATATGACACAACAAGAGATTGAGAAAATAATGAAGGAACTCGAAAATGAATTGAGTGGGTTGTAACGATTACACCTTGTGCAGGTGTTTTATTTACCCGACAAAAAAGCCCTCCACGTTTGGAGGGCCTTTCTTGTGAAACCGAAACAACTAAACAAACTAAAAAAACACATTACAACGGAACAAAAATAGGTGTTTTGCTACTTATGGTTAGAAAAAGTAAAACATAGATATGAACAAAGTAAGCGAAATCGTTTCCAAATACGCAGATAGATTGAAGGCCTTTGGTATTCAACTTTCCGCAGAAGGGGAAATCACAAAAGAGGCTCAAATGGCAATGGCCGTTTTGGCTGATGGCACGGAGGTATACTCTCCCGATGCTGAATTCAAAGTAGGTAGTGAGTTATTCATCAAAGATGGTGACGGCAATCCAGTTCCTGCACCCGATGGAGAACACACAACTGCTGAAGGTAAAATCATCGTAGTTGCAGGTGGTGTTATCACCGAGATCAAAGAACCACAAGAAGAAGAACCAAAGGTTGAAATCGAAATCGAGGAGGAAAAACAAGCTGCCTTCGAAGGTGTGAGCAAAGAAGAATTCGAGTCTACAATCAATTCATTGGTTGAAGCTTTTGAAGCGAAGATTGCTGCCTTGAATGCAGAGAAAGAAACTCTTTCATCTACAATCGAAAAGATGTCAAAGCAACCTGCAGTTGAGAGCGTTAAGAAATCTACTCCAGTTGCAAAATCAGAGCCAATCAATTTGGCTAAAATGGATTCTAAAAACAGAATCTTTTCAATCATAAACAAATACAAATAATAAAATAAAAAAAAGAAAAAATGGCTGATAGCTTAACCATTAACAGTTCAACCTACGCAGGTGAATTGGCGTTGCCTTACATCAACGCAGCAATGTTGTCTGGAGACACTCTTGCTAAAAACTATGTAACCCTAAAAGAAGGAGTTAAATACAAGGCAGTTTTAAAAAGATTGTCTAATGCTGCTTCATTGGTTCAAGATGGTACTGCTTGTGATTTTACACAAGCAGGTTCTTTGAATTTAGATGAGTCAGTTTTGACTGTATCTGACTTGAAAGTTAACTTGGAGTTGTGCAAGTCTGAATTTGCTCGTGACTGGGAAGCTGCTCAAACAGGTCGTGGATTCATCAATGATGTTGTTCCAACTAACTTCGCTGATTTCTTAATAGGATATGCTGCGGGTAAAGTTGCTGAAACAATTGAGTACACTTATGCTAACTTTACTTGGACTTCTCCAGGTGGTACAATGTCAGTAAGCACTGTAATTGCTAACTTGAATGCAGTTATTGCCGCACTTCCTCCAGCTTTGATTGGTTCACCCGATACAAAGTTGTATATGAATCGTGCTACTGCACAATTCTATCGTCAAGCGGTTGCTGCTCAAGGTTACTTGCAAATGTTCTCTGCTGCTTCTGATTTCAACTTGCAATTCAACGGATACGATATATACGTTTGCCCAGGTATCAGCGCAGGTACTGTAATTGCTGCTCAACCTTCTAACTTATTTGTAGGTGTTGACGCTAACTCTGATTACGCTGAAGTTAAAGTTGTTGATATGTCGATGACTGATGCTTCTGATAACGTACGTATGGCTATGAGATTCCGCACTGGAGTTCAAGTTGGTGTGTATCAAGACGTAGTTTTCGGTTCTAACACCTAATCAATAAACACAAGTAATTGGGAAGGTGGTTAAGTCTGCCTTCCCTTTATTTTAACTAATAATAAAAATATAATAATATGGCTTGTGAATTAACAGCAGGATTCAACCTTGATTGTAAAGATACAATCGGTGGAATCAAAGCAATCTACTTGCAGCAACACGAAGATTTTTTGACTGGTGTAACTGCTGATGCGAGCACCGAGGAAATCGATGCTTTGCCTACAAAAACAATCTATAAATACATTTGCCCAAAACACACTGGTAGCTTCACAGAAGAAGTAGCATCAAGTGTTGAGAACGGAACAATTTTTTACACTCAAACGGTAACTGCAACATTCTTCAAATTGTCTGCTCCACGCAGAAAGCAATTAGAGTTGCTTGGAAAAAATCGTTTGGTTGTTTTTGTACAAGACAACAACGACAACATTTGGATGGTAGGTCGTATGGATGGTGCTGAAGTAACTGCTGCATCAACCGCTACTGGCGTTGCTAAAGGTGATTTGAATGGCTACACAATTACATTGACTGCTGAAGAAAAAAATAAGGCTTATAGATTGGAGTCATTCACTTCAATTCCTTTCGATAACTTCGCAGGAATTACTGTCTCAACTACGTACGTTTAATTATCTTTGTAAGTAAATGAATTACTTGCAAACCAATACCGCCTCGCAAACCCTCCTTCTCTCTTTAGAGGAGGGGGTTTTGCTTTTATCTTCGTTCACGGATTACTTGTTAGTGATTCAGAACGAAACAACATTAGAAATATTTGCGGTTATTCCAACGCTAATAAGCACCAATGAGAGAATCACAACGTTGTCAATTAGTACAAATGCAGATGATGCGGTTGGCAGTATTCTCATCGTTGATGGAGGCCGTTACAACTACATTATTTATGGTCAAAATTCAGATAGCAACTTGGATCCTGCTTCTGCTGATGTGGTTGGAGAGATTAAGCGTGGGTATATTGAATTCACTACGCTAACGCAGTACTTTGACCAACCTTCACTAACCATCCCAAACGATATAGAATACAATGGCTAATATCATAGACGAAATAAAACAACGCGTAGGTGCTACGCAGATAGAGATGGCGAAATACGTCAAGATTGCGCCTACTGAAACTGAAGATAGAAAGGGATGGGTTAGTTATGGGGAATTGAACTCATTTCCACAATACACGATTGAACTATATAACGAATCACCAATACACGGTGCATTAGTTAACTCAATATCTTATATGATTGCAGGACGTGAAATGACTGCATCAACAACACAAGCAGTAAGCGAAATCAAAAGGTTGTCACTTGACAAGATTGTCAATGCTACTGCATTAGATTTGAAGCTTCACGGAGGATTTTATTGGGAGGTTATTTGGTCAATGGATAGATCAACCATTGCACAAGTGAATCATTTGCCATTTGAAAACTGCCGTTTGGCTTGTAGTGATGAAGATGATTCCATCACCGGTATTTGGTATTCAAGAGATTGGTCAAATATTAGAAAGAAAAAGAATGAGCCAAGGTATATTGCAATGTTCAACGAAGAACATAAAGACGCATTACCTAAACAAGTTCTTTTCGTTCACCATATGATGGTTGGAAGTGAATACTATCCAAAGCCTGACTATGTTGGTGCGATAAATGAGATTGAAAAGATGAGGCAGTTGAGCGAATATCAAGTTAACTTGATTCTTAACGGATTCTTTCCTTCATTAATTGCATCATTTAACAACGGAATACCTTCTTTAGAGGAACAACATATGATAAAGAATCAGTTGACTGCATCTATTCAAGGTGCAGAGAACGCTGGTAAAGTGTTGACCTTCTTTAACGAGGAAAGAGATAGAGGTGTTGAATTCACTCCGTTTCCAGTTGCGGATATGGATAAGCAATTTACCACGTTAGTTGACCAATCAATTGAAAGCATTTTAGTCAGCCATCGTGTAACATCACCTTTGCTATTTGGTGTACGTGATGGAGGTGGATTGGGTTCGAATACAGATGAAATGAAAACTGCATTACGCATCTTTTCACGTCAAGTAATTGAGCCATTCCAAAGATTAATAACTGATGCAACTGAAACACTATTAGCATCATTTGGAGTTGTTGCTAATTGTACAATTGTACAAAATGATTTATTGAATGATCAGGTAGTAACTGATGCAGGAACAACAACTGCAAGTGTTGACGTTGCAAGTCAAGCAATGAATGGAGCGCAGATATCTTCACTACTTGAAATCATTACTCAAGCGACTGCAGGAGTATTAACAATTGCATCAGCCAAAGCGGTTTGTAGAACTGCATTTCCAACAATGACTGATATGCAAGTCAATAACATTTTTGACAACCTATCAGATGTTGCAATTGATCCTACACAAGTAGTTCAAAAAAAAAAAGTTGATTTAGAAGAAAGCTTTGAGCCAACCAACGAAATGGCAGCAGAAGCTGAATTAGGTTTAAAGTGGCGTGAGGAATATGGAAGGGGAGGAACTGAAGTAGGGGTTGCACGTGCAAGAGATATCAGCAACAAAAGGAATTTATCTTTTGATACTGTCAAAAGAATGAATAGCTACTTTTCAAGACACGAAGTTGATAAGGAAGCAATCGGATGGGAAGATGGAGAGGAAGGATTTCCAACGGCAGGTAGAATAGCTTGGCAACTATGGGGAGGTGATGCAGGAAGAGATTGGGCAGCGAGAATAGTTGAGCGTGTGAACAACCAACAAACTGCACACGTTTGCCAAAGTTCAAACGATTTCACAGATGAGGAAGGAAGGGAATGGATTGCAGACCTTAAAATCAAAGCTGAATACATAGATGACCAGGAATGGGAATTGATAAGCGAAGAAGAAGTTACTGATCCCGAAAATGAATTGAATTTCACCTCTGAAATGTTCAATAAGATGCCATCAATGTCTGATGCAAATGGAGGTGATAAGTCGCAATGGGGTGATGCAGGATTGTATAAATTACGTTATGCATATTCTCAAAATCTATCTGCTAACTCACGTGAGTTTTGCGTTGAGATGGTAGCAATGTCAAAGGCAGGTGCTGTGTTTAGATACGAAGATATTGAGAGTATGAGTGATAGGGGTGTAAATGGTGATTTTGCTCCTGCAGGGAAATCAACTTATTCCATTTTTCGCTACCTCGGGGGGGCCTATTGCCATCATTATTTCAAGCGTCAAATTTACGTAAGAAAAAGAGATAGCAAAGGAAGGATTTTACCTAATGAAGGTCTTGAAAACGATAAGCGTGTAGGTAATAACCCATATGTTCCAAAGAAAGGAATCGAAGGTACTGCGCCAATCAATAGACCAGGAAGAGGTTCACTAAAATACGGATAATTAAAACGAATTAAAATGCCAATACCACAAGAAATATTACTCATAAATGAGGACTACATAAAGAAGTTCACTCCGTTAACGGATGCAGTTGATCCCAATCTCATTAGACCTGCCATTTATCTTGCACAAGATAAGTATTTGACCAACTTTTTGGGTACAAATTTGACTGTGAAATTGAAAGCTGATGTGAGTGGTGGCACGTTGACTGGAGATTACGAAACATTGCTCAATGAATACGTGTTAAAGGTGGTGTTGTGGTGGACAATGGTGGAACTTTATCCATCACTTTTGTACAAGCACGACAATGGTAACTTGGTAAGCAGACAAAGTGAGGACACAACTCCAGTTACTAAACCCGAAATGGAATCATTGAAGGAAGCTGCACGTCAGAACGCACGTTGGTACACCAAACGAATGGTTGATTATTTGTGCTATAATTCAACGTTGTTTCCTGAATACACCAATAATACAGACAACAACATTTTCCCTGACAGAAATCCATACGGAAAGAGTAACTTTTTAATTACAAATTCATATAAAGAATGGCGCAACAAGTGGTCAATAAAAGACTTTCTCCCTCCATCGTATTAAAGCGAAAAGAGTACGAAAAGTTATTGAAACAATATCTCAAAAAGCAGGAGAAAAGATGAAAGTGAAGTTGTGGTTATTGGGTATTGCAACGGTCTTTTTGCCCATCAAAGAACTGATGATTACCATCGGATTTTTGGTGGCAATGGATATGATTGTAGGGGTGTGGAAGGCAATCAAATTAGGTCAGCGAATTAGGTCACGCAGGATGAGTGATACCATCACTAAATTGATGTTGTATCAAATAGCAATCGTAAGCGGATTCTTAATTGAAACCTACATAATAGATCAACTTATCCCCATCACAAAGTTGATAGCAACCGTGGTAGCCATCATTGAATTCAAATCAATCATTGAATCAATTGAATCCGTAACTGGAAAAGATTTGTGGTCAAAGATTAAGACCATTATAGGTAGAAAGAGTGAAGATATAACCGATGCAATGACTGATGGACAAGGTAAGTAAGTACGTATCATACAAAGAGGTAACGCATAGCAATCAAGCTACTGCATTGAAGATTGGAAACACTCCAAACGCTGAACAATTGCATAACTTAAAGCTTGTATGTACCAACATTTTTGATAAAGTCCGTGAGCATTTCGGAAAGCCTATTGGTATCTCATCAGGCTTTAGAAGTATTGAACTTAATACACGCATAGGCGGTTCAAAAAGTTCACAACATATGCAAGGTAAAGCGTTGGATATTGATGCAGATATTCACGGTGGTTTAAATAACAAAGAGTTATTTGATTGGATAAAAAATAATTGTACATTTGACCAACTTATATGGGAGTTCGGAAGTGAGAATTCACCATCTTGGGTACACGTAAGTTACAATAAAGAAGGGAATAGAGGTCAGATATTACGTGCGGTCAAGAGTGGTGGTAGAACAGTATACCAACCATTCTAAAAATATATGGCAGCTGAAAGTCAAAAGACAAAAATCGCAAGAGAATTGCGTGAGCGTTTTCCTGATACACCAACTTTAACATTGGCGAAGAAACTATCTAAAGAACATTTCGAAACATTCTTGGGAGTAGAAGATGCACGTGGTGTACTGCGTAGAATTGAAGGAAAAAATGGAGCAAGGAATAGAAAAAATTTGACTGATAAATCATTGGTTAAAAGTGAAGATAGACCTAAAAATCCTTTCAAGTTACCGAAGTCGTATGCCAAAGGTAGGAGGCACATTGACATCAAAGGAAAAAAGATTTTAATCTTATCCGATATTCACATTCCATACCACGATGTTCAGGCTTTGAATGTTGCAATCCAAAGTGGAATAGATGAGAATGTTGATACGGTTATATTAAATGGTGATGCACTTGACTGCCATCAATTATCTGATTTCGTTAAGGATCCAAAGAAGCGCAAATTCAAAGAAGAATTGTATGCGATGCGCACTTTCATTTCTGAATTAAGGCAAACATTCCCGAAAGCGGAAATCATTTATAAGGAAGGAAACCACGAAGAACGCTATTGGAGATTTATGAGGGTCAAAGCTCCAGAGTTGGTTGATATTGATGCCTTTGATTTTTCCTCTCTTTGCCATCTTGATAAACATAACGTGAAATGGATTGAAGGAAAGAACAAGTTAAATGTAGGTGCATTGAGTATCTTTCACGGCCACGAATTTGGTAAGCAATTTATGCCATCAGTAAATGTTGCACGTGGACTTTTCTTAAAGACAAAAGCGAATGCGATGTGTGGTCACCATCACCAAACTGCTGAACATACTGAAAGAGATGTTAACGGCAAAGTGATAACGTGTTGGGGTGTCGCTTGCCTTTCCGAGTTAAGTCCAGATTATAACCCCTATTCAAAATTCAATCACGGATTTGCCATAATAACAAGAGGTAATGGAAAAGATTTTCACGTTAAGAACTATCGTATTCATCAAGGTCGCATCTATTAGTATTGGCATTGCCATTGGTATTTTATTATGCAGACCTAAACCCAGTCGGTTACAAATTGTAACCACTTCAGATACCATCACCGCATATTTGCGGACAATAGACACGCTAACCATTGAACGCACTAAACTTAAAACGATTTATGAAAAGGACATTGATACTATCTATCTTATGGATAGCACTGCCATTGATAGCGCATACACAGAAGCTATCCAAAGACTCATTGAACTCGAAGGGGCTGGATTCTTTGAGCATTGAACGCAGGTTGGTTGTGTTAGGTGTAAGGTCATTGGATTATTACATTGAATTAGATAAGAATCAACGTATGACAATTCATACATATGCACAACTTAATGAGCATAATGTGCGATATATTGCACAATTAGAGGGATTAAATGAGGAATTAAGTGAGGCATTAAATGAGGAATTAAAGGCAAAAAAAAAGTGGCGTAATGCCACTCTTTTAATCGGAGGTATTTTAATATCTACTTTGGTTGTTGTTCAATTATAACCGTTCCACTTACCTCAACTAATTCATTGGTTTTAGCGTCAGTAAAATAGTATCCATCAGTTCCATTTTCATTTGATACTTTACCTGTTGAATGATAAGTTATAATTGTATCACAACTCAAAACCTTAACTGTAAATTTGTTATTTAATCCAGTAGCTTTGCTAAATTGTGCATCAGTACAACTTACAAAAGCAGCGGATAAAATCAAAAATGTAATTATAATTTTTTTCATTTCATTATTTTTTATTGTTCATCATTCTTTTTAGATAGATAGCAAAATCAAGAGCCTCTTCATATGCGTGCTGCATCCATTCTTTCTCTGATAGATTAGCCTTATCCACCGTTGTGCCGTACTTCATTCGTCCCATCTTTTCACGTGAGATTAGATCGGTTATTACTTCTTTGTAAATGTCTGACTGGCAGTTGTCGAAATCGTGTGTTATATTCATCTTAATACTCTTTTTAATACGCTAAATTTTGAATTAAATTCTTCTTTGGTAAACTTACCTTTGGAATAATCAAAGAACCAACCTTCGCCATCTTTTGACCATTTTAAGTAGTTGCAAATTCTGCAACACTTCACTCTTTTGTGGTCACTTGGCCTTTGATATTTCATCTTGTCCCTACTAAAAAAGAACAAAGGAAATTTACGATTGCAACTAAAGCACTTCTTTCTCATCTCCAAATGTTTCGTTGTAGTATTGTTCTGCATTTCTACCCTCTCCCCAAGTACTATGACCATCAATGTAAGCATCTGTTATCTCCTCCTTGTGCATTGCTTTAATATCATCGTGATTATTTAGCATCCACGATTTGAAATCTGAATCTGATAATAGATTAAAAGCGTTTAATATGAAATCAACGCTACTTTGCTTACTCATTTACCACCTCCACTTTTTCACTTTTCTCTTTAGCGTTCTGAATCAATTTAGTCAATTCTGGGAGCATCCAATATCCATAAGTCGCCATCTCTTGTGTAAAGTCACCAATTTGTTGAGTAACATTTGGAAGTAAAGCACCGTCAACATCCCATAAACTTGCTATGGTTTTTCCGTGTTCCTTTTGGATAGACTCATTAAGTCGTTGCATCAGCATCTTTGTCTGATGGTTATAAAACCATTTGACGGTTTCGCATTCATCAGCTGCGTAAAGTGAAGCTTGTAACCACATTAGTAGGTTAAGCACCTTCAGCTTTTCGTGGTCTTCAATTGTAATTTTGTTTTTCATAACTCGTCTTGTATTT